CGGCGACAATCGCTGTACCGGCTGCATTCGCACCACCGCCACCTGAGATCGTCACCACAATGTTGGCAGCATTCGTATAACCCGTGCCGCCGTTCGTCACGTTGACCGCAACAGTACCTTTTCTAAAGGTCACTAGGCTAGCAATGGCTGTAGCGTTTGTGCCGCCACCACCATTAATGGTAATCGTCGGAGGCGCTGTGTAACCTGATCCTGCGTCGGTTAGCGTGATAGCCGAAACCGCATTAGCAGTAACCGTCGCTTGAGCCGTCGCCTGAATGCCGCCTGTTTGATTCGGAGCCGAGATAACCACGGCAGGTGTGCTGGTGTATCCACTGCCACCATTAGTAATAGCTATCGATCCAACAGAACCGATAGACACAAGGTTAGTACCATCCCACGCAAAGACACCGTTGTTCGGATCACCGATTAAAACGATGTTGTCTTTCCACTGCGTCAGACGAATGCCGGTGTTCGAGAACGTGCCTGTAACCGCAACATTCGCAATAGCATTTGTTTCTACGTTGACATATTCAGCCCGTCCATCGTCCTGAAACCCGATCACATAATCTAGGTTGTTCAGGTTAGAAGACAGGATGGTGGTGACGGTATTGCCAAATGTTGCAGAGGTGTTGGTAAAGGTCGGAATAATTTTGAGGTTGGCGTAACCAATCGGCATAGCATTCTCTAGCCATGCAAACTCTTCCTTGTCGATAGCCGTGCGGTTAGCCTTGGTGTTTACACCCTTAAAGTTCTTGACTACTGCATAGCTTTTCTTTTGCTCTGTCGCAGCCATAGTTAATAAGGATTGCTATAAGGGTCAGGCAAACGCCGAGTAAATGTCGTGTTGAGAACAGAACGGGCTTTGCTGACGTATTGCTGGAAAAAGATTTCAGATTCGCCATAAGACTGTTCTTTGAACTTCGCCGTGTACGCAGCGTAATACGCCACGGGTGTTGTGTACGGATCAACGATTTCGTCTACTTGTGCGCCATTCACCAACGGCGTAGGCAAGATCGTTGTATCCAATTCCATCAAGTAAGCCTGGTCAGGAACCGGCGAAACGTAAATCTGGTTTTGACCAAAAATTGAGAATGCCGCTGGTCTACCAAGGTAATTCTGCCAATACCGCAACTGAGCATTAAATTGCGTCCATGGCAAATAGGACAACGGGTAGCGGCTATTTCCCCAATAAATGTTGATATTCAAAACATCCAGCGTTAGCAAACTTTTAGGCAAGCTAACGTAAGGAATGATCTCAACATTGCCAGCGTATGTGAACTGCGCCGTACCATTTGCAAAAGGCGTAGTCGGCGGGATTGCGCCGGTCTGTAATGGATAAGGTGGTGGATCATCACCTGTCGTTCCAGCCGTCGTAACGATATAGGTGAAGATGTTAGAAAAGATCAGATCATTCAGCGCGACTGCGGTGTTAGCAGTCCATGCAACAGGTGTACCCGTATACCCGACGGGGGCTATAGGGGTTTGAGAAACTTGTAGCGTTCGTAAACAGCCGGTATCTCTGGCAACACGCTCCCGCGCTCCGTTGATGTAATCAGTCAGTTCGGAGTCAGAATAGAAGTTCCCGTTAGCATCATGCAGCAGCCTACGGACTTCCGTAATGTAGCCATTAAGCGTTGCCATTTAAGACCCATAGTTAAGCGGCTTGCACGACTTTTCGCTCCCCTCGCCCTTTCGGAACGAGAGGAGTTACTGAGTCATCGCCAGGGGATAAAAAGCGATCCTGTTTTGGTTTGTCTTGGGTAATCTCAAACTTCTCCAACTTCTTGAGTGCTTCCTCAATATCGTTTGTAGATTGACACAACCCAATCCTCACCATAGCCGGAAGTTTATCTTCCTGCTCATAACCAAATAAGTGACGCGCAACGGCAATGTCTACTTCGACCGCTTCGTTCACAGGGAACTTGTAGGTCTGGAAGGCATATTCGTCGATCAGAGGTTTTTCACTCCGATTGGTCACATAAACAGTTGTCATAGAGTTACGATGTCACCGTATACAGTAATGTCGCAAGTGCCGCCGCTAACTGCCGTGTTCACCTTTACATACAGCGAACCGGCAGAGTACACCGTGGTAGCAGCAGCCGTCGCAAGAGGAATATCTTGCCAAGTGCTAGTGCTAGTCACAGAGGACAGAACAGTCACATTGCTGACTGCATTCGAGGCATTCCCATCATTGCTGGTGAGAATAACGACGTTTGCAGTAGCAATGCTCTTGTTTGCGTTAGCGACAGTAATCCTGCGAACAATGTAAGAAGTGCCACCCACCACAGGAATCTGAGCCACAGCATTACCTGTTGAACCCACATCCACTGTTACTGCTTGAGCAACACCAAAGCTGCCAAAGCTGTCAGGGTAGAGCGAACCTACATGGTTAGCATTCATGTCGCCCCCTTAAGTGTTGTAAGTGCCAGTTACACCTTCGCCACCGTCAACGGTGAAGAGGGTGATAGTTGGCGCACCTGCCAACACATTCGCACGGACGTTCGTACCGTCAGCGATAAACAGACCACCCGTATTGTTAGCAACGACAACGCTCCAAGAAGCATTGCTGATGTTGCCAGTCGTATTGGTGTTCAGTTCGATAGTGACGTTTGCAGTCGGTGCAATGTAGTAAGTACCGGCTGGCAGGACTACTGTAGCGTTACCAGCAGCCTGTGCCTGAAAATAAGCCGACGCAGCGTTAGTGGCTGCACCAGCGACCAGGATTTTATTTAGACCAAGTGCCATGACGAGTTCTCCTTACAATGTGAGAGAGTTGTAGCCCGTCACCTTAGTCATCGACTTCGGCTTGGTACTGACCAATTCAGCAATCGTCAGCACTGCGCCGACGTAACCGATCTGCCAGTTCGGAAGAGTCGATTCAAAGCCCGTGAACACGAACGAACCCTGCTCATGGATGTAGAGCGACAGGTAGTTGCTGTTCAGGAGGTACAGAGTACCTTCAGGGCAATATGGATCAGGATAGATCGGCACACCAGCGACCATCAGCGCACGGAATGCAGCCTGTGGGCCATTCGCGTCACCATCAAAGCCGTTGCCTGGGGTGATCATGTACTGCTCTTGACCCACGAAATCTTGAGCCAACAGCGTCCAAGTACCGAAACCGCAAACACCGAACGATGGCACTTCTGCGCCGTTCTTCACAGTACCAGAGATGTACTGGAGGACGTTTTGACGGGTTGGGTTGACCGAACCTGCTGCATACGCCTTCGAACGCCACCAAGCGTAGGTCGAACGGTCGATGTTGCCGTACACGCCGGAGTCAGAAACTGCGGCTGGCAGACCGATAAACTGCTGGTTGTTGGTCGTGTTGGTGTACAGCGCAGTTGCCATAGCATCCATCATCACGTTAGTCGCGTCATTCATACGCGCTTCGATCAGAGGAATGATGGCTGCGTCTTGCTGAACTGCACCTTCCATGCCGAGGAACGGCACTGGAGCAATCATCAGCTTCAGGTTAAAGTCAGCATTGTAAGCACCCTGCTGAACGGACGGCTGGTTGAAGGAACCAGAGTAGTCCGACCACTGAGCGTTCACAAACTGCGAACCTTGGACAGGAACGGTTACGGACGAAACACCACCGGAAGCCTGTTGCGAGTTAGCAATCAGAGCCGCCATCAGCGGTGTCGAGTTATAGAGTTGTACGACCAGCTTCGGAATAAACGCACGCCGAGTGACATAAGTCAGTTCAGTAAACTGCGTACTACCCGTTGCCGGAAGAATACCGCCACCAATAGGCATAGTTTATCTCCGAGTCAAAGAATCCCCTGTTTTACAAACCAATGGGCTTTGGATTTTTCCGTAGCTCATTGAGTGCTTTTGCTGCTTCATCCCGCGCACCAGCAACAGGGTTTCTCCAGTACTTAGACAGGTCGAACTTGTTGATGGCAGACGGGTTGTATCCGGTTGGAGTCGGAGCCGCAGATTGCTGCATCCAACGCCAGTATTCGGCTGCTGCTTCGTGGTTGGTGATCCCTTTTTCCAGCATCACTTTCTCCACCTCTTCAATATCTTCGTCCTTGTCAATCAAACCCTTCGACTTGAGTTTGTTGCGACGGCTGTTTAGTTCATCCATCGCTTCCTTTTCCCGCAGTCTGGCTTCGAGTTGTGCCACACGGTCATTGGCGCTATCTACTGCCGAACGTG